GGAGATAAGGAGTAAGCACAACTACAAGCTGCACCTCCTAGGTAGGTTCTTCCTACCGGTCCGCGTGTTTCGTTACACGCAGATCCATCGGCGTTTAAGTGCGAGGTTGCCGAACCTCACTGACGTTCGTAAGTGGTCTTCACGAATGGTAGGGATACCTATCGTGGAGAAACACTTAAGGAGTGCAGAATCGCCCTCAAGAGGGTCCTTCTGCATAACTGGAGTAATGACCCAGCGCTTCGATTTAAAGCATTGGTAATCACTATTCCAGCCATTGGCTGATTCTCCGTTGCTGAAGGAGATCCAACCAAATCCTGCCGAACCTCTGTATGCTACGAATTTTCCTTCGATCACCCGTTCAAGGTGACGGAAAGCTCGTATGCTGATCGTCGGAAGTTCTCCGAGAATGTTTTCTACGCACTCTCGAAGAGCTCTGGCGACACCCCACAAGCCTTTCAGATAAAACTGATTGGCGAGTGAGACACAAGAGGCTAGACCATGAACGTCAGTCCGATCTGTCGGAAGCATACGTCGAACGTAGACAGGAGTAACGTCAACGCCGGCGTACGCGTCCATACCACAAGATTCTCGGAAGTTTCCTTCCCAGAATGACTTATGGCTATTGACTTTGAACCCGAAAGAGTTCAGAGTCTGACAGATCAGGGGTGCCTCGTCAACGGGAACGATCAAATCGTCTCCGTAGACGTAAACCCCGTTGCTGTACTTTCGTACAGTAGCGGGAGTGACGGGTACTCTGGCACTCAGAATTCTAGCAGAGACGATCGCGGTAAAAAACGCGACCGACTCTACTGGAAAACAAAGCGCGGAGCCCATAGACGCGAATTTACGGAGAGGCATAACAAGGCCACTCGGTAGAGACGCTCTCGTCGAACGACACGCAAAAATCTGTCTCCGCAAAGCGGGAACGGACTCAAGCATGCGCCAGACGAGATAAGAAGAGACTCGATCACTGGCTTCTGACATATCGAGGGTCGCAAGATCCTTCGAGATGGAAGATGACAGTGCTAACTTGGCATTTATGTCTTGACGAGTGAAGTTCACTCGACCGGACATATAAGCACTCGAGTGCTCAATTCGAGGCTTTAGCCAAGAAGCGATCGCTTGCTGTATGTATTGCATGCATACAGGTTCGATTGCTATGACACGAGGACTCTTCTGAGTCTTAGGGACAAAAACCACCCTGACGGGGGTTTCGTCCCGGGCGCTGGGCATCGTAACCTGGATTCGTGAGTCATCGTAATCGAAGTTCCGGATCGAACCGATCCCAAACTCAGAGAACGGAAACTCACGTTCAAGTCTTAAGGGCCAGGAAGGGAACTTATATTTACGGTTCCCTCGAAGACCCTCTTGAGTTGTTCCAGGACCATGTCTAGGAACGAGTTCGGTAAATGGATCCCCAAAAGGGGACCCACGAACCAAATCGCTCCAAATGAGGCGACTAACGCGACGAAATACGTCAATCGACTCATTGCAGTGGACATGGGCACGAAGCTCAGACTCACATTGGACGAAGGCCGATTCGGCAGCTCTCTCTCTCCGTGGTGAACACGGGAGTTTGAGCTTCTTCGCGAAAAGACAAATCTGTCTAATCGCAAAGACGCAATCCGGATCGACTTCGGCCAAGAGTACTCCATCAGGACCAAAAATCCTATCCATGTACCCTCCGAGAAATCGGGGGCAGCATGTTCCTCTCCGAAATTTAAACTTCGGAAAGAGAGCTGGCGATAGGCGTCCTGTCTCGAGGGCTCTTTCGAACCCTTGAGCATAGGACGGAAGAGTGATAGTGAGAAAGCTATCACCTTCATTTAAGGTCCTCCGCGTGACCGTAATAAGGTCACGTTTGGGGTTGGCACCACACCTCCTGGCACAGTCATGTACCAGGTGCACAAGGAGTTCTACGAGGCTTTTCAGGGAACCCTCCTTTCAAGGAAGGAAGCCCTCCAAGGCTCGTCGTTCCTCTTGACCCGATAATGGAAACCTAGGTTTCGCCACCTATCACGCGTTCAATGGACAGAGGAAGGTTCGCGTCAGTATCAATCATGAGACTGGCGAGAGCCATAATCTGCCCCTCGATCGCAGTGATGGCGGCACCCGGGAAACCAAGATCGATGGCCCCAGAAGTGGGGACGTCGACAACGAGGTAGACGGATTGGGAAAACCGCGAATTGTTTCCATCGACAATCAGATCGGGCGTTAAACCGGAAAGGTTATACCTCACGGTATAGCGATTCCGGCGTCCGAACTGGTGGCCGACGAAAATATCGTGTGTCGTCCCTTCAGTCGCCTCGGTGAATCGGTACAGCGAATGGTCACTGGCACGTTCGATACAAGCGAAGGTTTTATCCCTCGAAGCGTCGGGCGTGATAGTGGTCCATTTCGTTGTCAAAACAAGAGGATCGGCAAGCATCGAAAGCTCCTTGTGTAAGTTAAAACCTCAGGCGAGAAACGCCTAAGGCAGCGAGGATCGCCCACTGCCGAGCTGAAAAGCTGGTAGAGGTCAATCCGAATCCATAAGGAGAGGCTTGCTTTCTCGTGTTCTGGTTCTCTTTACGATAATACAGAACCGAGTCAGAACCAGCGGGTACAGAAAACTGGACACCGAAAGGTGCCGCAGAATATGCATCCCATTGGTTACTAATGCTGATAGTGTAGAGAGTCTCTTGACTTTCCATACTAAAAGCATTGGTCAAGGTCTCGTTCTCAACTGCATTCGCGATCGAGTTGGATAATATGTCCCCCACGTTCGTGAACCAGTCGATAAGCCAGGACCACGGCATAAGATCCCAGATCAGTTTGGGGGTGAATTCACCTCCAGACAGAACTGTACGAGCTCGTGCCGTCCAGCGATCCGACCCGATGTCTGGTACGTAGTACCGAAAGGTACCACATTGCCAAACAAGAGTTGAAACAGATTTCTGGTAGTGGTAATCACAACTGCCAGGAATGTTGTTGATATCGACATCGGCGCAGCCGGTAGGCCCGCCGACGACGTATCCCTCTAGGGAGCTATGTCCGCCAATCGACAGATTGTCAAGTCTGCCGAAAGGCTGAGACAGAGTCCCAATAGCGAGGTCAACTGGATCGCTGATGGTCAACTCTTTCTTCGATCGCTTCCGGATGGACAGACCGTTGTCTTTGACGAGCTTTTTAAGCCCGGCAGAGATACGTGACTGTGCGTTGTACAGTTTGATAACATCCTGTACGAACGGACGCCATCCGAACTCCACGTTCAAGTATTCAGAGCCAAGATCTTTAAACTTCTTGGCTTCTGACTTCAAGAAATGTGGAAGCTGGGGAAGTTCCCTCAATTCGCCAAGAAATTGGCCAAGTGGGGCAACCGGGTTCCCAGGGCGATTCCTGGATATGAAACTCGTGCCGTTCGAGTTCAATCGAGCGACGATCGAGAACCAATCCGGGTATTCTACATCTGGCAAAGGCACGTTAGCTACCGAACCATAGTATTGAGAGCTGTCAAAGGCTCTCGTTACGCAAGTCCGGAAAGTTCCCGTGTCCTGGATCCCAGGGAAGTCGCCGATCCCGTTCCGCTCGTAAGAGGGGAACTGGAAAGGTATAGGCTTCCCAAGGGCCGGAGG